CGACCTTCCACAGTATATACAATAACGTAACCCTCCCTAGGCACCTTACGGCCACAGCCGGTCTGGTTAATGCAGTCCTAATAGGGGGGAGGTTTCCCCTAGGAGTTTCCTGCATGCGGCCCAGTTTCAGACTTTGCGAATACTCAGCTAAAGAAAGAAACCGGACTCCCCCCTGGCGGGCCCGACCTCGAATATCTCACGAGGTTTCACGGCGAACCAGAGGGTGTGGGTGAAGCGATGGGTCACGCAACGATCTTAACAGCTCCATCACCTTGGGGCTGTAGTTCGGGTCAACAGGCGGAGTGGCTACGTCAGCACCGTAGACAATCCGCGAGGACTCAATCATGTCCCCATACTCGGGGTAAACTTCGAAGGCCGGGTCAACAATGAAAGCGCCCGTCGTGCACCGATCCAACGCTTGTTCGATGCGCAACTGTGCGTCCACGTCCATACCGGGCACTTCTGGCCCTCGGCCCGTTGCTACAGGGCCACGAAGGCTTTCATTGACGACTAAATTACACATCTTGTCGAAATTGTCCAAAGGGGGCTCTACCCAGCCCCGACCATAATACCTTTCCGACCCCTTGAACTTAACCGCTCCTAATGTCAGCCTACCTATAAGGCGGACCAACGCGACTAGAACAGGGTGACCAGGGGAAAGGCAATGCGCGGACCAACCGGCACACCTAAGCAGAAAGCGCCTGCGAGAAGCTTTAAGGGAAGGACCCCTAAGCCACATGCAGGAACGCATAACCCTCAGAATGTTCACGACCGGCCCGGAAATGGTCGGGGGATTAGGGTACCACTTCCGCAGAAAATCTGCCTGATTCCCGGCGGTTGAAGTCCCTACAAGGAAGCCCCACTTCGACACTGATTCCGCTTTGATGAGCGATTCGGGCGCCAACCCGTCATCCCCCTCCATCACGTCCCCGGTTCCAGGCTCACATCCAGGAGCAAAGATCCGGTTCCACGAAGCTTCGTAACTAAGCCCTGTCTCGACGTAGCTAAGAAACACCACCATCATATTAGCGGTCCAGTTGCCAAAGGAAGTCCAGTAATCACCACTACACCGCCGTGTGTGGATCAAAGAAAGGTTTTCGACCTTAACTTTCAGTTTTTGCTCCGTGAGGGTTACCTCCTCATAGAGCTCGGCTGTACTGTTCTCCCCGTGGTACTTGAGCGCGGCCACGATGAACATTCTCTCTAATGCTCGACCCTCGGTGTTAAGGCTCGCTTCAAAAGAAGAATAATCTGTAACTCTTTTATGCCGGTCCATGACATTCCAGAGCATCCAGGATACTTCCTCTGTCGTCTTGTGCTTGACGTGCGAGCCGGAAAACTCCGGGACTCTGTGGAAATTATCAGCTACGTCTGCGGTTGCTGCTAATTCAAGGGCTTGAAAAGAAGACATGGGACAAATTAACCTAGGTCGGGCTTGTCCTCTCGCAAAGTTGGATTCATCCTTAGGAAAGGCGCTTCTCCGGTCGGCGGCCTGCTTCGCTTTTGCAGTCCGTGTTTCCATCATTAAGCGCCATTCAGCTATGGTTTTAGTCCTAACACTCTGCGGCTTGCCTGCCGCCACTCTCTCATACCTCTCTATGGGATCTTCACCGTGGCGCCATTCTGGGTTTGAAGCCGCGTAACAACTCATCATCCTCTTACATAACCACGTGGCCGCGGCCCGCCATACTCCTCTCTCTGAGGGCTCGACGTCGAGGTTTGCGGATATCACGCGTAAACTACCTATTACCGCGGCATATTTGTCCACACAAATATGCCCCGGCCCCAGTATGCCGCCGTTCGATTTCCCAATGATTCCGTTTATTCTCACAAACTTCTGCACTGGAATCTCGAAGGTTCCGGTCCCATCGGTCTCCAGGTAGGAACCTGAGGCCGCTACTTCCTTCACAACCGAATACAGACTAGAAACACTCGAAGCCCGCAGCATGTTCCCACGCGCGAGCCAATTGTGAGTCTGGTCCGTTAACAGTCATTCAGTCCGCGAGGGGGTACTTGAGCGGGACGAGTCAGACATCGTGTCTATCTCCAAAGGCCCGCGGTAAGTATAGTAAGCTCCCCCGTCAAATCTTGACGCATGCCTCGCTAAGGCGTACGTCGCTGTGTTAAGAGCCACGTCTGCCATATACCACGGCGCGTTGTTCTCAACAGATCTTCTGAGGAAGTCTATTTGGCTTCTCGCTGCTGACGTCGGTGGCATGTTGGCCAGACGTCCTAATGCCATGCTGGCCGCGTTGATACTCACGTCGATCGAATAGGTCTTCCCACCATTGGCAAGAGAACTCCATCGGACCGCTCCTTGAGCGTCGGCGACAGGCGGCACATCGTGACAAAATTCGACACCGGGGGTCTCAAATATCTCCCAGATAATCGCTATCCGAGCGATATGGGCCCCAACGGGCTGCCCAGTAGCCCGGAACACGTAAGGCCGCTCATCGGCCTCATCTTTGTGCTCCGTCTCTACGGCAGCGCCAAACCTCAGCCTGACAGCCAGCGATCTGCCTAACAGATACCTTTGCAGTGCTCTCAGCGTAAACCACCTCCCCCTTATTATAGCCAACTCAATGGCCATTCTACCGTAGCCCGGAAGACTCAGAAGTTCAATACTGCTCAAGGCAGAACCCAACACTACAAAGGATGGGAATGATGCTTCCAATTCAACCGCCGTGTCCACTATGGGAAGCAACGGCGGTCTATCTAACGAGCTCGAGAGGGGTTCATTCGCCGGCTTCCTGCGCCGGGCTTTCTTGTCCTTATCGCTTGTTTTAGCAAGTACGCCTGGGGGCAAGGGGGGTCTGCTGCCCCTCCGTCCACTAGTTGGATCGGACAGCGCACCCGCGAGGTTTTCAACCGGAGCTGGACGAGCATCACTACGACTCCCGGAGGTATCACTACCTCCAGAACTCGCGCGGCTCCGTCGACGGCCCCGGGCCATCCCCGTGGGTGGTCTACAAGATTCCTTCTCTTCAGCAACCCCGCCCCCCATCGGGAAGGGAGGTGGCGTCGACGCCACACCCATGGATGATGGCGTCAACGACACCGGATCAGTAGGCTGCTGTGGTGTTGTATCACTCGTAGTGTTGGGTATCGTGCCAACATTCACGCCTGTTAAGGAAGGTCCCCGGGCATCGGCCGAGGTCGAGTTCTCATTATCCATTGTAACAATCACTGCTCTATTAGTGGAACCGGGGGGTTTTCAGAGCTTATTCCCCCCTTGAAAGTTGATCTGACTTATCCAGTGTGTATTGCATCCGTTGTATAACCCCCACGGAAGACAAACCCCTACGTGAGGGCCGTCCAATCAGGGGTGCTGCTTAATGTACCCCGCGAGGCCGGGCTCGATCGCCCAGCCGCGCAGGGTATCGGGGTTCGCATGCAACCCTACCCCAAAAACATTCCTAGTGCTTCCTAAAAGGTCGTGATCGCTCCGTGCCACTGGAGCGGTCGCCCTCTGTCGGACATAGGAACGTGTGATGACCCCCTCTTAAACGCCCTCCTACCACGCTAGGTACAAGGGAGAGTTCAAAATGTTACAGCCCCCTTAAGCGCCCTCCTACCCGCAGGTACAAGGGGGGGCTGTCAACCACGTTCCGCCCCAACGGTTTATAATGCTGTTTTCTCGTCACTCCCCAACGCTCACCCCCATTATTATCTAAACATTTTCAAAGAATCTACAACTTAATGTCAGCCTCTTCCAATGTAGTCAAACAATGGTTACGCGTTGGTGGTTTATGAAGAAATCCCTACATTACTCCGCCGGGGCACAAAATTCCCGTATATGTTTACGATAAC